TTCAGGGTGGTGCTAGTCCTGTAGGTGTAAATAATGGAAATCCAGGATGTATTGTAATTTTTGCATATAAGAAGAGTTAATTATGAGTTTTTTAGATGAGTTTAAAAAAACAGATCTTCAGCATCAGGCTGATTATGAAACCACTCAAAATGAAATAAGAGCTGGTATTGGATCTACATTCATAGATTTTGCTATAGTTGATAATTCTACTAGTTTAGTAGCAACTACTATAGTGGGTTATGCAGATACTTCTAAGAATCCAACTTGTGCTCAAATGGGATTTACTGATCATCATTTCGTTGCTATTGGTGCTACTTATCGTGGTGAATTTGCTAATATTAAAAATTGGTGCTTAGTAAGACCTAATTGGAAATATACTGATGCTGGTGGATTCTTTGATCCAGTTGATTATACAGAAGCATGGACAAAAGGTTTGAGAGAAACTAGAAATCAAAAATTAGCAGAATCTGATTGGACTCAATCGGCAACAGATAGCACATTATCATCTAGCAAGAAGACGGAGTGGGCTACATATAGACAGGCATTGAGAGATTTACCTGCCAATACTACAGATCTTGCAAACCCTCCTTGGCCAACTAAACCCAGTTAATTATGGCAATAGATTTTCCTGATAATCCGTATGTAGGTCAAGTTTATACCTACGGTAATGCTAGTTGGAAGTGGGATGGATATGCCTGGAGAAGAATACCTGATCCTGGTGCAAAGGGTGAAGGTGGAGAAGATGGGCAAGATGGCACAAAAGGTGCTGACGGTGAAGACGGTCAAAAAGGTGAGCCAGGAATTGGAGTTAAAGGTCAGAAAGGAGAAGAAGGACAAAAAGGTCTTGATGGTGATGGTACAAAAGGTGAGAAAGGACAGAAAGGAGATACTGGAGATAAAGGTGAAGTAGGACAGAAGGGTGAAATAGGTGTAAAAGGAGATATTGGAGTAGGTGAGAAAGGTCAAAAAGGTGAAGAAGGTGCTAAGGGACAGAAAGGTGAAGTAGGAGAAAAAGGTGGTGGTGGAGATAAAGGAGAAATAGGTGTAGGTGAGAAAGGAGCATTAGGTGAAAAAGGTGATAAAGGTGATAAAGGTGATAAGGGGCAAAAAGGAGAAATAGGACAAAAAGGTGAAGATAACTCAACCAAAGGACAAAAGGGTGAGGTAGAAAAGGGTGAGAAAGGAGATAAGGGAGAAATTGGTAATAAGGGAGAAATAGGTGATAAAGGAATAAAAGGTGAAGATAATTCAACCAAAGGTGAAAAGGGAGAAGATAATTCTACTAAGGGTCAGAAAGGTGAAGTAGCAGATAAAGGTCAGAAAGGTGAAGTAGGTGCTAAGGGTGATGATAACTCAACCAAGGGTGAAAAAGGACAAGGTGGTCAAAAAGGTGTTGAAGGTGCATCTGGAACAAATATTGGACAATGCCCAGTAATAGATACAACTGCTTCTTCTAGTGGTTGGACATATTCAAATAATGGTCATACAGCTACCATAGGTGCTACTAATGCTCATAAAGATATTAAGTGTCAGAAATTAGATAACAATACGATCTATGAATTTAAAGTTCATGGTGGTGCTTCTGCAGGTTATTGGGGATGGTATATAACTGATGATCAAAGTATTGGATCTGAAGGTTATGCTTATGATAATACAAATAATTTATATAAAGTATTTGAAAGTAATCATACAAATGATAATTGGATAGCAACTGGTGATCAAGCCAATAGAATTGAGATGAACTCTGGATTCGATTGGACTGGTCATAATGCTACCGAATATCTTACTGGTGTTACTGGTATTGGTAATGAAACTCATGTTGTAATTGATATGCCACAGCGTAAGGTGTGGTTGAAAGAAATTAATCAATATGGTGATAAAGAAGTTAAAGATTGGTGGTCTGTTACTGGATCTCAAATTGTTGGATCTCCTGTTAGGTCAGATAGTAATCCAACTTTCTTCTTAAGAGAAGATGGAAATATGGGATCTCTTTCTGGAGATTATTACTTTAATGTGGCAGTATATGCTGGTAATAATGGAACTATTACTATAGAACCAATACCACAAACAGAATCTGTATTCCGTGATGGTGCATTAGGACCACAGGGTGATAAGGGAGAACCAGGTGATAAAGGTATTAAAGGTGAGATTGGTGATAAAGGACAGAAGGGAGAAGGTGATAAAGGTCAGAAGGGTGAATTTGAAAAAGGACAAAAGGGTGATGATAATTCTACTAAGGGTCAAAAAGGAGAAGTAGGTGAGAAAGGTCAAAAGGGTGATGTAGAAGCACAAGGTAATAAGGGTCAGAAAGGAGAAGTAGAGAAAGGTGAAAAGGGTGAAGATAACTCAACCAAAGGTCAAAAGGGTGAAGTAGGTCAGAAAGGGCAAGAAGGTGAGAAAGGTCAAAAGGGTGATGTAGAGGCACAAGGTAATAAGGGTCAAAAAGGAGAAGAAGGTGTCAAAGGAGAACCTAGTGATGTTAAAGGTCAGAAAGGTGACGATAACTCCACTAAGGGTCAGAAGGGAGAAGTAGAAAAAGGACAGAAAGGAGATACTGGAGATAAAGGTGAACCTAGTACTGTTAAAGGACAGAAAGGAGAAGATAATTCTACTAAAGGACAGAAGGGTGAAGTTGGTGAAAAAGGAATAAAGGGTGAAGATAATTCAACTAAAGGTCAAAAAGGTGAAGAAGTTAAAGGTGATAAGGGTGAAATAGGAAGTAAGGGTGATAAAGGAGATCAAGGACAAAAAGGTGATCAAGGCGATAAGGGTGAGAAAGGTGAGAAGGGACAACTAGGTGCGAGAAATTATACTGTAACAGCTTCAGGTTCAAGTAATTACACAATAGATGGTGCTAGTGATCCGACTCTTGAATTGATTAGAGGATTTACTTATACCTTTACTGTAAATGCAAGTGGTCATCCATTCTGGATCAAAACATCACAAGTTACTGGTACAGGTAGTGCATATAATTCAGGTATAACAAATAATGGTATACAATCTGGTGTTCTAACATTTGCTGTTCCATATGATGCACCTAGTACTTTGTATTATATTTGTCAGTATCATGGCAGTATGACAGGAACCATTAATATTAGTGGTCTTGGTCCTAAAGGTGAAAAGGGATCTAAAGGTGAAATAGGACAGAAAGGTGGAGATGGGCAAAAAGGACAAGCTGGTGTAGGTGAAAAGGGACAAAAGGGAGAAGATAACTCTACTAAGGGTCAAAAGGGAGAAGATAACTCAACTAAGGGTCAAAAAGGTCAGAAGGGTGATGATGGGCAGAAAGGAACTACAGGTGTCGGACAAAAAGGAGTATCAGGTGATAAGGGTGAAGTAGGGTCGAAAGGTGAAGAAGGACAAAAGGGAGAACAAGGTGCTGATAACTCTACTAAGGGTCAGAAAGGTGAAGTAGGGCAAAAAGGTGAGATTGGTGTAGGTCAAAAAGGTGAAGAGGGAGAAGATAATTCTACTAAGGGACAGAAAGGTGATCAAGGTGTAGGGCAAAAAGGACAACAAGGTGATTCTGTTAAAGGTCAAAAGGGTGATACGGGTAGTGCAGCTAATCCATCTGTTCCTTCTGGATCTGTTATGTTATTTGTTCAAAGTAGTGCTCCTACTGGATGGACAAAATCAACATCACATAATAACAAAGCACTCAGAATTGTAAGTGGTTCTGGTGGTGGATCGGGTGGTAATACTGCATTTACTAGTGCATTTGCTAGTAGATCTCTTAGTGTTAGTGGAGCTGGAAGTGTTAGTGGAAATACTGGTAGTGACGGTGGAGAAAGTATAAGTGTTAGTGGATCTGTTAGTGGTAATTGTGGTGGATCACAGATAGTGTATGTTACTACCACTCAAAATTGGTTATCGATAGCTCAGATGCCATCTCACCAACACTCTTATGATGTTCCTCGTGGTACTTCTGGTGGACAGTATGGTTTCCAAGATACTGGAAACTCTGGTTCTTCAGGAACTCAAAAGGTTGCTTCTGAAGGTGGTAGTAGCTACCATACACATGCTGTGATAATGTATACTATAAGTGGTTCTAATTTCACTTTTAGTGATAGTTTTACTGCTTCTGGATCAACCAGTGATCATACACACAGTTTTAGTGATAATTTCAATGTTAGTAGTTCTGGATCTCTTAATATGGCAGTCCAGTATGTTGATGCTATAATATGTACAAAGAATTAATATTATGAAACTTGAACAGGGAAAATTCTGCCCTTTGATTGGTAAGGATTGTATACAATTACAATGTGCTTGGTTTACTCAAGTTCGTGGAGTTAATCCTAATACAGGAGAAGAAGTTGATGATTGGAGTTGTGCTGTTACTTGGTTGCCAACTTTATTGATTGAAAATTCACAACAACAAAGACAAACTGGTGCTGCTATTGAATCCTTTAGAAATGAAACTGTGAAATCGACTATGAAAGCACAAGAAATATATCAAAGAGAATTGGAATTAAAAGCTCAAGAAAGATTAATGAAATCTAGACAGACAATACATAACGTAACGGACATAGGAGAATGAAATTAACAGTTGTTCCACCAGATAAAACCATAGTTATTGACGGTCTTGCAGTAACACCTTGTACTCATGTCGATCTTTCGTGGATTCCATCAGATGTTCATGGAATGTGTTTTGATACTACTACAGGAAAAGGTTTTATTGAATATGAAGAAGATGCTGTAGATGGAAATGGAGATAAAAAATGGGGTGAGGAGATTACTGAAATTGGTATTTGGCAACAAGCAGTAACTGATCATGCGAATGAACAAACCCTTGCGGCTGCTGCATATGAGGCAGCAAGAGATCATTTAGCAGAAGTAAAGAATTATAGAAATGCTCAGTTAGCTTGGTCTGATTGGACTCGTTTGGATGATGTTACACTTGCAGCAGATAAAAAAGCAGAGTGGGCAACATATCGTCAAGCACTAAGAGATCTTCCAGCAACCATAGCAGCAGATGCTAATTTAACTGCAAAAGCATTAGCAGACAATCACTCACATTCTGCTTGGCCGACAAAACCTACATAAATGTGCTATAATAATTGAATTCAGAATAAATTGATATGAATATTATTGGTATACATGCATGTTTAGTTGATATAGATGATGATCAATATGACTATCAAAAACATTTACCATATCTTACTGCTTTAGCAAAACCAGGACATCCTATTGAGGTTCCAATATTAGAGCATGATTCTGGAGCAACTTTATTTGTAGATGGAAAACATATTAGAAGTATTGAAGAAGAACGTCTTTCTAGATTCAAACATGATGGAAGGTTTCCTTATAGATCAATAGATTATGTTCTTGGGGATCTTAAAAAAGAAGATATTGATATTGTTTGTTTTGCTCCTTCTGGGACAGATGAATGTAATGGTGAAATGATCAATAAAAAAGCTTCTGCAAAATTTAAAGAAATTTTTCCTAATGCTAAATTATGGTTTGTTAGTCATCATTTAGCACACGCTGCTGGTTCTGTTTTTACTGCTCCTTTTAATAGTGGTAGTTTTATAACTCTAGATGGTATGGGAAGTTCTATGTGGAACTTCAATCTGGCTAATGTACCTCAAGGTGAACATAATAGTATTGGATATTTCGATAAAGATAAAGGAATGTTCAGATATTTCAGAATGCCAGATTGGGGTGGATATTCAGGAACTAATACTTTTGGGCAATTTTATGGTGCAATAGCAAAACATATACAAGAAGATGTTTATTCAGATGAACCAGAAAGAACTCAAGACGATTTTTTAAATTGTGAAGGTAAGGTAATGGGATTGTCTGCCTATGGTAAAGATAGAAAATATGATTTTCTTCAGTATTGTACAGAGAATAGTAGACCTTATGCAGCATCTCCTAAAGATGCTTTGGATGCATTTCATATAGATCGATATGAGTTTGGTCTTCCTTATATCAATTTTCATCCTACACAAGGAATTGTTCAAAATATGTTAGAAATGAAAATTTCTCCAGCAGATAAGGCTTATTTTGTACAAAAGCATTATGAAGATGCTATTTTGTATTTGATTAATGAACTGAGAGATGATTATTTGACGGATGATATATGTTTTGCTGGTGGATGTTTTTTAAATATTACTGCTAATGATAAACTAAGACCTTTATTTAATAATATACATATTCCACCTAATACAACTGACTCTGGTGTTCATTTTGGAGCAGCAGCTTGGGGTGTATATAGATGTAAAGAAAAAATTGAGATGCCACATAATATTGCTCTTTTAGGTAAATCTTATAATGATAAAGAGATTCAAAAAGCAATTGGATTTAATGATTTAAAAAATATAGGAGAAATTAAATATACTAAGTATAAAGATTTTGATGAATTGTGTGAAGTAGTTGCCAAGTATCTTGAAGATGATAAGATTATAGGGTGGTTCCAAGGTAGATCAGAATCTGGTCCTCGTGCTCTTGGATCTAGATCTCTTTTGATGAGTCCCCATAAAGCAGAAAATAAGGATATAATGAATAAGAGAGTTAAACATAGAGAGTATTGGAGACCTTTTGCTGGTATAACTCTGGAAGGAAATGGATATGAATCTTCTCCATATATGCTTTTTAATCATAAAGTATTAACTGATGATATTCCTGCAATTACTCATATAGATGGTACTTGTAGAATGCAAACAGTTGATGATGATTTGAATCCTAAAATGTCTTCTTTACTTCGTAAATTAGAAAATCCAATATTATTAAATACATCGTTTAATGATAGTGGTGAACCCATAGTAGAGTCACCAGAAGATGCCATAAGGGGTCTTATTAATATGGATATAGATTATCTTGTTATTGAAAACTATGTAATATGCAAGAATTAATACAAACTATAAAAGTTCTTGATGAGGATCAACTTAAAGATGTAAATGATTATATTGATACTTTAGAATTTAATCCTGCTATGTTGCCTAAGACTGATGGTTCATCAGGTATTGATATTTCTAATAGATCTGGTTTGCAATTATATCTGGAAGAAGGTATAGGAACTAAACTTTTACATTCTTGTATGAATAATGCTTTACTTGAATATAGGAAGAGAATTACAGAAGTTCATGAGAAGTTTAATAACTATCCTTTAGGATTTCCATTACAAAGAGAAATGCTATCAGTATTGGAATATGGTGAAGGTGATCAGTATAACTATCATCATGATCAAGCAATATTTCCAGATAAAAATGAGTATTATAGAAAAATATCTCTTGTCTTATATTTAAAAAAAGCAGATCAAGGTGGTGGTACTTCGTTTCCTCATGAAACATTTAGACCAGAGGCAGGATATGGATTATTTTTTCCTTCTAATTGGTGTTATCCTCATTCTGGAGAACAGGTTGTTGAAGGTAGAAAGAGAGTAGTTGTTACTTGGTATTATGTTAACTTGACATAAGATCAAAATACTGGTATTATATAAAAATGGAAATACATCAATGTTTCACAACTCTTTTAGTATTTGATAAAAATGAAGGTATAGTTCAAGGATTAAAAGAACATATATTGAATAATGAACCACAAGGAATTGATTCAAATATTGCTGGAGAAATTAAACATAATCTAAAAGAATCTGATTTTGATTTTTTTAGTTCTAATGATATTGCTGTAAGAACATCTGTCGATTATTTTACAGAGTGTTTAAAACAAACTGTAAATCAACAACTGCAAGAAAATTGCAATTATGAAATTGAATATGTAGATAGTTGGTTTCATATTGGAGAGAAGTATAGTATACATGAAGTACATAGACACCCAAACTGTAGTTGGTGTGGTATTTTTTATGTTGATCCTGGTGATATTAATGGAGGTGGTAGTACTATGTTTCTGAGTCCAATAAACATCAATTTCAAGGATATTTCTAGTAATTCGATGGATGGATCCATAGGGGTAGCACCAGAAGCAGGAAAACTTATATTATTCCCATCATATCTTCAGCATTATCAATCACTTTATACTGGTGATCAAAAAAGAATAGTTGTAGGATTTAATATGAAAATACTTGACAGGGTATAAAATTTGTAGTATCATATAAAAAAGGAGTGTTTTATGGATGCTGAAGAGTCCGTACAGGATATTATAGTTGATGTATGTAAAAGGAGAATTACTTTAATTAGCAGTGAAGGTGAAACTAGATTTGTTAATTGTGAAAACAGTAAACAATTCATAGGGGTAATGGAAGTAATCAAAGAACATGCTGATCCAGAGATGATTACTTATGTTGAACCAAAATTAACGACAGATCGGAAGGCTAAATAGAAACATAGAAATATTTTGGCCAATATTCTCCGATGCCTCTTAATAAATTAGAAAATTTTATAAAGAATAGTGAAGGACGCATTCTTTATGTAAATCCCAATGACCTTGATGCTACAGACGGTATTGAGAATCAGGGTAATTCGTTAACAAAACCATTTAAAACGATTCAAAGAGCACTTCTTGAATCTGCTAGATTTTCCTACCTGCGAGGAAATGATAATGATATAGTAGAGAAAACAACTATATTATTATTTCCTGGTGAACACCTTGTAGATAATAGACCAGGATTTGGTATTAGGGATGAGAATGGTGTAGCAAAGGCAGTTAGTCCTGCTGGAACAGAAAGTGGAGCACTTAATACACTAACACTTACATTAAATTCTAATTTTGATTTAACGCAAGAAGATAATTTACTTTATAAGTTTAACAGTACAGAAGGTGGTGTTATAGTTCCTAGAGGAACATCTATTGTTGGACTAGATTTAAGAAAGACTAAGATAAGACCTAAGTATGTTCCTAATCCTACTGATGATTTTGTAAAACCTGCTGCAATATTCAGAGTTACTGGTGCTTGTTATTTTTGGCAGTTCTCTATTTTTGATGGAGATGAAAATACTTTAGTATATACTGATCCACAAGATTTTAGCACAACTAATCAATCAAAACCTGTATTTTCTCATCATAAATTAACAGTATTTGAATATGCTGATGGTGTAAACGCATTAGCAACTTTTGGTGGATTAACTGATTTAGATGTTTATTATAGTAAATTATCTAATGCATATAATAGAGCATCTGGTAGAGAAATAGATCAAAAATTCCCAACAGAAAGGGATTCATTTGCCAAGCAAAGACCTGAGTATGAAATAGTTGGTGCTTTTAATTCTGATCGTATTCAAATTACAAGTATTATTTCAGGTGATGGTGCAACACCAGGACAAGTAGTTACTGTAACAACAGCAGTTCCTCACGAATTAACTGGTGGTACTCCTATTAAGATTGAAGGTGTTAACTGGGAAGAATATAATATTTCTACTAAGGTTCAAAATATATTAAATGATACTCAGTTTACATATTTACTTTCTTTTGTTCCTGCAAACTTAGCTGCTGGTCCTGCTAGTGGGTTGACTGCTGGTGGTGCAGAAGTTAGTGTTGAGGTTGATACTGTTAGTGGTGCATCTCCATATATCTTTAACTGTTCATTGAGATCTGTTTATGGTATGCAAGGTATGCATGCTGATGGATCTAAGGCAACTGGTTTCAAATCTATGGTTGTTGCCCAGTTTACTGGTATTTCACTACAGAAAGATGATCGTGCGTTTGTAAAATATCTTCCAGAGAGTAGATCATATGAAGGTATTCAATATCAAAAACAGACTGGTGAATTATTATCATCTAAATCATCTGCTCCTACTGAAGGACAGGTTTATCATTTAGATAAGGATGCTGTTTATAGAGAAGGTTGGAAAACTGCTCACATTACATTAGAGAATGATGCTGTCTTTCAGGTAGTTTCTGTATTCGCTATTGGTTATCACATTCACTTCTTAATGAAGTCTGGTGGTGACGCATCAATTACAAACTCTAACTCTAACTTCGGTCAGTTTGCTCTTGCTGCTGATGGATTTAAGAAGGATGCATTTGCTAAGGATGATAAAGGATTTATTACTTCCATTATTGCACCAAAAGCAGTTGTTACTAATGAAGCACCTATTGAATTAGCACAACTTGATAAGTCAGTAAACCAAACTGCAAATAATCCTGAGAGATTATATATTCTAGGTCAGACAACTGAGAGTATTAAACCTACTGATGTTGCACAAGGATTTAGGATTGGATCTAGATTTAATGAAAAGATTACTATTCCTATAGATGGTGGAACTGATTTACAAGCATTTATTGTAATGCCATCTAAGGTTAGACCAAATGGCACTACAAATGAAAGTACTAGTTTCTCTTCAGAGAAAGCATATGAAGCAACTCATAATGATACAACAACTGGGTCTGCTACCTTAATTCATAAGTTAACAATGACAACAGCTCATCATTTGAATAATGGTGAGTCAATAAGAATTATAGCTGAGAGTGGAGATTTACCTGAAGGATTAAATCCACACCGAGTCTATTATGCAATTACTGATGAAAAGAATGCAAGTAGACAAGATGGTTTAAGTTTAAATCAATTTGAAATACAAATTGCAGCATCAAGAACTAATGCTGAAAGAACAACTCCTGTATATCTTAAAACTATATCTAACCCTGCTGCAGGTATATTAAAAATTATTAGTAGAGTTTCTGATAAGCAACCAGGTGATTTAGGACACCCAATGCAATGGGATTCTACACAGAATAACTGGTATATGCATGTAGATTCTGCTACAAACACTTATACTACAACTGCAGGATTTGCTGCCTTATCTGACGATGATGAGGAAATTCCATTTATTGATAGACGAAGTGATAATAGAAGTTTAGATGATAAACTTTATAAAGTTAGATATGTAATTCCAAAAGAATTACAAAATGCTAGAGATCCTAACGATGGATTTGTAATTCAGGATTCTAGTTCTACTAACTCTAGATTTGATGAAGACTTTACTAGAGTATCAATTGGATCTACTGATTATGATTTCAATAGAAATTTAAGATTTATATCTTATCTAGAATTTAATGCAACAACAAAACTTGTTACTATTAGATCTGATAAGAAGCATAATCTAAATGTTGGTGATCAGATAACAGTTAAGAATATAATTAGTGACACTAATACTAATGCTGCTGCTGATCGTGGATATAATGGAGTATTTTTAGTAGATGGTATTATTAATGATAAAACATTTACTTATAAGACAACTGATGTTCTAGGTATAGAGCATAATGTTGGAACTTGGCAAAACGATACACATACTAGGAATACAACACTTCCTAGATTTGAAAGAACTAATAACCAAGACAATCTATACATTTATAGAACAGAAACAATATCACCATATATTGAAGGAGATCAAGATGGTGTCTACCATTTCTATGTTTTAAATGGTAATAATGCTATAGAAGAAGAGTTTACTGATTCAAAATATAATCAGAATGTTGTTGATCTCTACCCACAGTTGGATCGAGATAATGTAAACGAAAACCCACAGGAAGCACAAACCTATGCAAAACGATTCCCAATAGGTGATGTTGTTACTAATGATCTTAAAAAGAGTGTTACTAGAGAAACAACTAATAAGTTATTAAGTAACTTTGGTGTTTCTAATAAGATTGCTACAGTAAATGATAATACAACATCTGCTATTTTAACTTTTGATAGTGAGCATGAATTTAATGGATTAAGATATGCTACTACACTTGGATCTGGTGGATCTAATTATGCTGATGGTACATATCATAACATAAAAATATTTGATGATGCTTCTGCACCAGCATCTGCTGTTTGGAAAGGTGCTACTGCATCTGTGACAGTTTCTAGTGGTGCGGTTACAGATTTTGAAATAACTGAACCAGGATCTGGTTATAAGATTAGTAATACAGCAGCAAATAACAATCTATACTTTGATTCTTCACTTGTAAATCAAGGTGGAATTAGTAGTGGAGGAGGTCCTGGTGCATATATCACTATTGCTGGTGATAATGTTAGTTCATCTGTAGGACATTATGTTCAGGTAACAGGTATTACTACTGGTACAGATCATTACTTTAGAATTAATGATGTTCCATCTACAAAATCTATTAATATTAATAAGACTGCAAATGAAATTATTCTTGATGGTCAACAAGTAATTGGATTAGGTGCTGTTGTTGAGGTGACTTCAACATCTCAATCAACTAATACTACCACTTTTGATTGCACTACTCCTCACGGATTACTTAAAGGAAATCGTTTCAGAGTGTTGGATGCTTCTGATAATAATCTTGGAGACTTTATTGTAGAATCTGTTGTTGATGTTGATACATTTATAGCAGTTACAACCACTACATTTTCAGGTGCAAAATATATTCTTAAACATGGTCTATCTGCTAATGATGCACAATCTGGTAAGGGTGGAGAGAGTTTAGGAACTAGAGGAATATCATTCTTTGATAATGAAAATTTAAAATTAACTGCTGATATTAATTCTACAGTAGATGAGATTCCAGTTTCTTTACCTGATGGATCAACAACATCTGCATCTATTCAGGCAAGATTCCCATTAGGAAGCTTTATTCAAATTGAGAATGAAATATTGAGAATTGTTGACAAAACAATTCAAACTGGTGTTAAGTTAAAGGTTATTCGTGGTGCATTAGGAACTATTGTCGATGATCATGTTAATGGGCAATTAATTAAGAAGGTTA